GGCAACGCCTATGCGCAGATCATCCGGAACGGCAGAGGTGATGTCATCGGACTGTATCCGCTGATGCCGGATAAGGTGCGTGTTGACCGTGACGATCGCGGCAGGCTCATTTACCGCTACAGCCGATACGACGAACACAACCCGAATTTCAGGCAGCAGGGTGAGATCATCCTGCCGATGGAACAGGTTCTGCATATTCCGGGGCTGGGCTTTGACGGTCTGGTCGGATACAGCCCCATTGCAATGGCGAAAAACGCCATCGGGCTTGCGGTCGCCTGCGATGAATACGGCGCATCGTTTTTTGCGAACGGCGCATCGCCCTCGGCGGTGCTGGAGCATCCGGGCGTGATCAAGAATCCGGAGCGTGTGCGTGAAGCATGGCAGCGGGCATACGGCAGCGGCAATGCCCACAAGACTGCAATCCTCGAAGAAGGCATGAAATACACACCGATTTCCATTCCGAATAATGAGGCGCAGTTCCTTGAAACCCGTAAATTCCAGATCGAGGAAATAGCCCGCCTGTATCGTGTACCGCTGCATATGATCGGCGACCTCGACCACGCTACCTTCTCCAACATCGAGCATCTGTCGCTGGAATTCGTCAAGTATACACTTGATCCGTGGCTGGTGCGCTGGGAACAGGGCTTGCAGAAGGCTCTGCTTTCGGATTCGGAAAAGGGACGCTACTTCATCAAATTCAACGTGGAAGGGCTGCTGCGCGGCGATTACGCAAGCCGTATGCAGGGCTATGCGACCGCACGTCAGAACGGCTGGCTGTCCGCCAACGATATCCGTGAGCTGAGCTTGGAGGGAACAGATATTTATGCAACGGGAATTTTGTAGATCTTGCTCGTGCCGGGGACTGGTCGGAGAAATACACATCAAACGAGGAGGCAGAAAATGAATAAAGACAACAGGCGCTTTTGGAACTGGGTTAAAAACGAACAGGAGGAAAGCCCTGTCCGCGAGCTGCACATCAACGGTGCCATAGCGGAGGAAAGCTGGTATGACGACGACGTGACGCCGAAGCTGTTCCGCGAGGAGCTGTTTTCGGGCGAGGGGGATATCGTACTCTTTTTAAACAGCCCCGGCGGCGACGTTTTCGCAGCTAGCCAGATTTATACCATGTTGATGGAGTACAAGGGCAACGTCACCGTCAAGATAGACGGCATCGCGGCAAGCGCCGCAAGTGTTATCGCCATGGCTGGCACGGAGGTTCTGATGTCGCCAACATCGTGCATCTTTATTCACAACCCGCTCACGATAGCTTTCGGCGATGCGGAGGATATGCAGAAAGCTATCGCGATGCTCGGCGAGGTCAAGGAGTCCATCATTAATGCCTATGCGTTGAAAACAAACCTGTCAAGGGCAAAAATAAGTCACCTCATGGACAGCGAAACCTGGATGAACGCGAACAAGGCTGTCGAGCTGGGCTTTGCGGACGGCATTCTGTATGCAGGCGAAGCCGCGGGTGACAGCTTTGCCTTCGCTTTTTCCGCAAGAGCCGCGGCAAATGCGTTCCTGAACAAAATAACCTCAGAAGCCGTACCTCCGGCGTCCGAAAACAGAACATCAACCGAAAAGCCGCCTTCGTCTGTTCCCGCGGAACAGCTCAGAAAGCGGCTTAATTTATTGAAAGTTTAAGGGGGAAACACAATGGACAAAATACTCGAACTCAGACAGAAGCGCGCGAAAATATGGGAGGACGCGAAGGCGTTTCTCGACGCTCACGAGGATAAAAACGGCACACTCTCGGCGGAGGACGCTCAGACCTATGACGCGATGGAGGCCGACATCGTAAAAATCGGCGACCAGCTTTCACGCCTTGAAAGGCAGGACGCGCTTGACCGCGAGCTTTCACAGCCAGTCAATGCCCCAATTACACATAAGCCGGAATCACCGAAGCCGGAGGAAAAAACGGGCAAGGCAAGCAGAGAGTACGCTTCATCCTTCTGGAACGCCATGCGCTCGGCGGAGGTTCCGTCCTCCGTCAGAAACGCCCTGCAAATCGGCACGGATTCCGAGGGCGGCTACCTCGTGCCCGACGAGTTTGAAAGCACGCTCATTGAGGCACTCACTGAGGAGAACACCTTCCGCGCCCTTGCGACCGTCATCAAGACCTCGAACGGCGACAGGAAAATACCGCTTGTCTCAGCGACGGGCGAAGCCGCGTGGATTGAGGAGGAGGGACTGATAACCGACAGCGACGATGCGTTCGGACAAATGTCGCTTGGCGCGCACAAGCTTGCCACCATGATAAAGGTATCAGAGGAGCTTCTAAACGACTCCGCCTTCAACCTTGAGTCGTTTATCTCAAGGCAGTTCGCAAAGCGTATCGGCTCAAAAGAGGAATCAGCTTTTATCGGCGGCAACGGCTCGTCCAAACCCACGGGCATTCTCAACGCCACGGGAGGTGCGCAGCTCGGCGTTACCACAGCGGGTGCAGCGCCCACGGCCGATGAAATCATCGATCTCTACTATTCGCTCAAAAAGCCTTACCGCAAAAACGCGACATGGCTGATGAACGACTCGACCGTCAAGGTTATCCGCAAGCTTAAGGATTCAACCGGAAATTATTTATGGCAGCCTTCTCTCGTCGGCGGTACGCCCGATAAAATCCTCGACTGCCGTCTTGTTACCTCGCCATCAATGCCCGCCATAGAAGCCGGCGCAAAGGCTGTCGCTTTAGGCGACCTGTCGTATTACTGGATAGCCGACAGGCAGAACCGAATCTTCAAGCGGCTCAACGAGCTCTACGCCGCGAACGGACAGATAGGCTTCATGGCGACTCAGAGGGTCGACGGACGCCTTACCCTTCCCGAGGCTGTAAAAGTCCTTCTTATGAAGTCTTAACGGAGGCGCGACATGAGCTATAACACAAAAAACTATACGGAGCAGGGCGGCGAGAAAACCGTCATAGGCGGCACGCTTGAAATAAAGGAGGAAGCCTCTGTAAAGGGGCTTCCTTCCGCAGATAACCAAGTAGCCAGCACCGCGTCCGATGCCGACGCTCTCAAGAATGATTTTAACGCACTGCTGCTCAAGCTGAAAGACTCAGGGCTTATGACGCCCAATGTGTGGAATGTATCGGTATCAAACCTTCCGACGCCGCCCGAGACTCCCGCGGAGTGCGCGCTCAATCAGGCGGCGGTTGAAAGCTTTGCAATCGCAGACGGCATAATCACCGTTACTGTTGACCCTGCGGATTTAGCTGAATACGCAAGCTCCAACCCGGCGCAGGGCACGCACAAATGGGTCGGCATGGAGATAACCACGGGGCTGTCTGACATCACGGCCGTTAAGTATAACGGTTATCAGCTGACGGCGGAGGATGCCGCAGAATCGGCTTCGGTCGGTTCGTCGGAGGGCGACATTGTTATGTGGCTAAAGGTTGATGAAATACTGCATACACCTAAGGTTTTTACGCTTTGGGCTTCGGGATATCCGAAAACGGCCTTCACTGTCGTGATTGCAGTTACGGAGTCGCAGGAATAACGGAAAGGGGGCGGCGGTATGACACTGCTTGAAAATGTTAAGGCGAACCTGATACTTGAGCACAGCGATGACGATTCCTTGATTCAAATGTACATAACCGCCGCCGTGTCATACGCCGAGAGCTATCAGCACCGGGACGAGGGGTATTACGCGTCCATGCCCATGCCATCTACGACACAGCAGGCGGTTGTCATGCTTGCTTCCCATTTCTACGAAAGCAGAGATGGCTCTACGGGCGGCTTCTTTGCGGACAATGTTCAGGCATCACAGCAGGTGTGGGACACGGTCAATATGCTGTTAAGACTGGAGCGTGAACAAAAAATATGAGCTTTGGAAAACTCAACACGCCCATATACATTCTGTCTCTCACGCACGGAAAGGACAAGGACGGCTTCGCAGTCACAAGCGAAAATGTCCTTGCCTGCGTCCGTGCGTACAAAGAGGATAAAAACTCAACGGAGAAATGGTCTAACAGAGCCGTGCTGAAGGATGCATCGGCTCTGTTTCGCTTTCGCTTCATTCCCGGCGTGCAGATAACAACGGATATGGTGATTGACTGCTGTGACGGCAGATATAACATCACTTCGGTCGAGAATGTCCGTGGCAGGAATATGTACTATGAGGTTATCGGAAGATTGGAGGCAACAGACAATGGCAACGATGAAAGCCAAGCTGCCCGATGAGCTTGTCGCAAAGCTGACCCGGTTAGGGAATAAAACAGATGAAGTGTGCGAAAAAGCTCTGAAGGCAGGCGCGGAGATTGTTGAAGAAGCTGTCGCCTCTAACCTAGCCGCCGTAATAGGGTCGGGGACAAAATGGGCGTGTTGAAAAACGACGAAATATTCTTCCAAAAACCCCCTAAGTGTGATATAATATAGGTAGTAAAAAAAGGGGGCAGTAACATGGAAAACATGGATAACACAACTCAAATAGAGATGGTAAGCTTAGAGCAGCTGGTACCTGAAAATCATACATACCGTAAGCTGAAAAAGCTGCTGGATTTTGATAAAATCACCCGCGCAGCCAAGGCAAAAGAGTCCGATACGGGCGCAATCGGATTTGGCGTAAACCGCTTGACGATGTGTTTGATACTGCAATTCATGGAGGATTTGTCAGACCGCGAATTTGAGCGGTTTGTTTCTGAAAACAATGCCGCGAAGTGGTTTTGCGGATTTGGACTTTTGGAGAAAACGCCCGATTTCACAACCATCTGCAAGTTCAGAAACAGCATCGGCACAAAGAGGATGGGTAATCTGTTCAACGAGGTCAAGCGGCAAATGGTTAAGAAAAACTGTTGCTCCGAAGTATTCACATTCATTGATGCAACCGCGCTTGTGAGCAAGTTGAATCTCTGGGAAGAACGCGATAAGGCGATAACGGCAGGGTATGAAAAATTGAATAACGAGGTTCTGCCTGAGGTATCAAGCGACCCTGAAGCAAGAATCGGTGCGAAAAGCGACAAGAAATTCTGGTACGGCTTCAAAAAGAGTGTCGCGGTGGATATGCAACATGGAGTGATTACTCGGGTTGCGGTCACGCAAGCAAATGTAACGGACGCGGACGCGGCGAAGCATGTTATGCCACGCTCGGGTTCGGCGGTTACCGACAAGGGCTATGTCGGTGCTATACGCGAAATGCGGCGGCGCGGACTGCATCCAATGGTGATAAAACGAAATAACATGAAAGACAAAAACAAGGATTTAGATCGTTGGATTTCAAAGCTTCGCGCACCATACGAAGGGACTTTTTCCAAGCAGAACAAACGGGTTAGGTACAAGGGCGTAGTCAAAAATCAGGGTGCGGAGTTTCTGTTTGCCATGGCATTTAACTTCAGGCGACTTTTGGTGCTCAATCCAACATAACACAAGGGATAACTGTGCCCTTTTTGCCCTATTAATGGGTTTGAGGGTTGATTTTAACAACGATTTTGCAACAAAAACACTGTTTTTGAAGACTTTTTCGATTTTTATGCCCGTCAACTTTGTTTTGGCTTGTTTTTCAACACGCCCAAAATATGACTCCCGTTCAACCGGCGAACTTCAAGAAGCCCTCGGCGTAACGCCCGTTAAGCTTAACAAAAACGGCGAGTATAACATCAAAATCGGCTTCGATGAACCGAGGAGCGACGGCAAAAGCAACGCCATGCTTGCGAACGTCATTGAATTCGGCAAGCACGGTCAGCCGCCGAAGCCCTTTCTGAAGCCCGCGAAAAACAAGTCGGCAAAAGCGGCGACGGCAAAAATGGCGGAGGTTCTGGAAAGCGAGATGGATAAAGCATGAGCATACTCGAAGAGCTGAACACGCTTGTAGAGTCGCTGGACATTCCCGTCGAAACAGGCGTTTTCAGCGGAAGACCGCCTGATACCTACGCCGTCATCACGCCTATTTCCGATACCTTCGACGGTTTTGCCGACAACAGACCGCAATATGACATCTGCGAGGTTCGCATATCGCTGTATACAAAGAGCAACTATCTTGATTTGAAGTTAAGCATTGAAGAAGCGCTACTTGACGGCGGCTTCACGATTACACAAAGGCGGCTCATCGGACGCGAGGATGACAGCGGTTACTATCATTATGCGCTTGATGCAGCCTGTGGATACGTATATTAAACGGAGGAATGAAGAATGGCAACAATAGGGCTCGATTGCCTATATTACGCAAAAATAACGGAGGGCGTTGACGGCACGGAAACCTACGGCGCGCCAGAGATACTTGCAAAAGCCATAAAGGCAGATTTGTCCGTCGAACTTGCCGAGGCTATACTTTACGCTGATGATTCTGCGGCGGAGGTCGTCAAGGCGTTCAAGAGCGGCAAACTGTCGCTCGGCATCGACGACATAGGAACAGCCGCAGCACAGACGCTGACAGGAGCTTCTGTCGATGACAACGGTGTGCTGGTTTCGGCAACGGAAAACATCGGCGCGCCTGTCGCGGTCGGTTTCCGCGCGCAGAAAGCCAACGGTAAATACCGATATTTTTGGATTTACCGTGTTGTATTCGGCGTTCCGGCAACCAACCTTCAGACCAAGGGCGACAGCATCAGCTTCCAGACGCCCACCATCGAGGGTACCATTATGCGCCGCAACAAGCCGGACGGCAACGGAAATCATCCGTGGAAGAGCGAGGTCACAGAGGGCGAAACGGGCGTCGCACAGGCGGCAATTCTCTCGTGGTTTACCGCTGTTTACGAACCCATAATAGGCTTAAAAATCACAGTTCAGCCATCGAATAAAAACGTAGGAACTGCCGATATAGACGATAGCCTTTCGATTACGGCAACGACCGACAGCGGAACCCTTACTTATCAGTGGTATTCAAATATTATCAAAAGCAACGCCGGCGGGGCGATTCTCGCGGGCGAAACAGCCGCAGAAATGGACTTGCCCGAAACGATGTCTGTCGGAACGTACTATTACTATTGCGTTGTTTCAAACGGAACTCACTCGCTGCGTTCGGCAGTGGCGACGGTTGTCGCGGGAGGTTCATAACAATATGGGTGAAACAGACAGAAGCGCATTTATCACGCTCGGAGGCAAGGAATACGAGCTTGTTCTCACTACTCTTGCAACAAAGGCAATCGCCCGACGGTACGGCGGTCTTGAAAACCTCGGCGAAAAGCTCGCGAACACGGAGCATTTCGAGGACGCGCTCGACGAAATAGTATGGCTGCTTACGCTTCTTGCCAACCAGTCAGTCATGATATGGAACCTTTGGCACGAGAGCGAAAAGAAGCCGCTATTAACCGAGGATATGATTGAACTGCTAACCTCGCCGTATGACCTCGCAGAGTACAAAGACGCTATAATGACCGCCATGTATAAGGGCACAAAAAGGCATGTCGCCAGCGAGGGCAGCGACACAAAAAACACAACAGCCGGGTAAGCGACGAGGAGTCGTTCGCCCGGCTCATATATTACGGAGTCACACAGCTGCACCGCACGGAGCGCGAGGTGTGGCTCATGCCAATAGGTCATCTGCTCGACCAGTGGGAGGTAC